GGCGCTGCGGAGGTCGGTGGCAGCATCGTACCGTGGGATCTTGCGCAAGACGATTGAGCGCATCCTGCGGCGCGAGCGCGCCGATGTGCTCCGCGAGGCAGAACGCTATTTCGGGAAACGAGCGACGATTGATCCGACGATCTTTCGCGGGTGGTTGACCGAGTTCTACACGGAGCATGAGCAGTTCGTGTTGGATCAGATGACGCCTGTCTACGAGGGACTGGCGGACGCAGTGAGCGCAGCCGCGCTGGACGAGGTCGGACAATCTGAGGTGGATAGGCGGGAGCTGGTCGCCTTCATCGGCGCGTACTCCAAATCGTTCGCCAGGCGCCATGTAGGGCGCTCAGTTGAGCGTTTGCTGGAGGCATTGGAGGAGGACGATCCGCTGCAGGGGCTGCGGGAAGAGTTCGATTCGTGGGAGGACAGCGAGCAGAATCCCGGCGGCCGGGCTGGAGATGAGGCGGATGAGGAGGCGGTGCGCTTTCCCAACGCGGTGGCGCTGAAGGTGTTCGCGCTGGTGGGGATCACGAAGATCATGTGGGTGGCGTCGGGCAATTCTTGCCCGATGTGCAAGGCGTTAAACGGGAAGGTCGTGGGAGTCGAGCGGACCTTTGCGGCGGTGGGAGACGTGCTGGACGCCGGGGAGGGGAGGACGCCCTTCACGGTGTCGTCCAACATCAAGCACCCGCCGTTGCACAAGGGGTGCGACTGCACGATCATTCCGGCATAGGAGGCGGGTATGCCTGCGATTCGATCTAAAAATTGGCCGCTGGCCCCCAAGGAGAGGGGATGGGACGGCGACGCGGCAGTGGAGCGCATCCGCCGGTGGGCCGGCGGGCCGGATAAGGAAGAGTTGGATTGGGAGAGGTACCGGTCGTGCTTTCTTTGGTACGACGGCGAAAATGCGGAGAATTTCACGTCATACAAGTTTCCATACGTGGATATCGTGGACGGTGAGCCGCATGTTGTGTTCCGGGCGCTGGTGGCGATCATCGCGATCCTGAACGGCGCACGCGGCGGTACGAGCATCTCAACCGATGACAAGGAGGCGGTCTATCGCGAGGCAGCGCGGCAGTATCGGCGCTTCGATGAGGAGCCGCCGGAGTTGCAGCGAGGATGGACAGGGATGGATGTGGAATATCGGGCGTTCCCGGCAGGCATCCAGATGAGCGACGGGGCCAGAATCATCGGCTATGCAGCCGTCTTCAACACGTATTCAAAGCCGTTGGGGAGCTTCCGGGAGATCATTCGACCTGGGGCATTCCGTAACGCGCTGGAGGCAGATGTGCGCGCGTTGTGGAATCATGACCCGAACTATGTGCTGGGACGGACGAAGAACGGGACGCTGACGTTAGCAGAAGATGAAAAAGGTCTGGCAGTGGAGATCAGACCGCCGGATACGCAGTGGGCACGCGATGTGATGGAGTCCATCAGACGTGGCGATGTGGATCAGATGAGTTTCGGCTTTCGTTCAGTGCGAGAGCGCTGGCTGACGGATCGTGACGGACAACAGGTGCGCGAGCTGCTGGAGGTCGAGCTGTTCGATGTCAGCCCGGTAACCTTCCCGGCATACCAGGAAACGACAGTCCAGGTGCGCGCGCTGCTGGCGGGTGCTGGCGTCGATCTGGCGCAGTTGGCGGGTGCGCTATCGAGAGCGCGCGTCGGACAAATGAACGACGCGGATGTGCGAGCGATCAAGGCGTCATCGGACGCGTTACGGCAACTGATCGAGGACGGCATGCAGGGGCAGCGTCCTGGTGATCCAGAGGGGATTGCGGCGCAGGGGCGCCGCGGGCTGCTCTGGAGGCGAATCCAGCTACTTGAGAAGATGGGAGGTTGAGATGGACAAGATTCTTGAGATGCGGGAGAAGCGAGCTGCGTTGATCGGGCAGGCTCGTGAGATCCTGGAGCGGGCAGAGAAGGAACGGCGTGATCTGACGGCGGAGGAGCAAGAGCAATGGGATCGCTTCATGGCCGATGTCGACGCGCTGTGGAAGCGGATCGAGCGCGAGGAACGCATGGCCAACCTTGAATATCAGCTCGGCCAGAGCGACGGACCACGCGCCGGTCGGCGCGATCAGCCTGGCGCCGGCGATCCGCGCGCAGGCGATGAATATCGGAGCGCCTTCTGGAAGGCAATGAGGTATACCCGCAATGCTCTGGATGCGCCGGAGGTCCGCGCGCTACAAGTCGGGACAGATTCCGAGGGCGGGTACCTGGTGCCGCAGGAATTCGAGCGCATGCTGGTTCAGGGGTTAGCCAATCAAAACATCATGCGTGGGCTGGCGACGGTGGTGTCCACGTCCAGTGATCGTGCCATTCCTATCGTATCCTCGCATGGCACGGCATCGTGGATCGCTGAGGAGGGCGCCTACTCTGAGTCCGATGAGGTGTTCGGGCAAAAGGTCCTCTACGCTCATAAGGTGGGAACGTTGATCAAGGTGTCTGAGGAGCTGCTGCAGGACTCCGCTTTCAACCTGGAGGAATACCTGGCGGCGGAGTTCGCGCGACGCATCGGCGAGGCCGAAGAGGCAGCGTTCGTCAATGGCAATGGTGTTGGGAAGCCACTTGGTGTGGTTCAGGATGCAGGTGTTGGCGTCACCGCGGCTGCGACGAATGCGGTGACAGCAGACGAACTGATCGACTTGTTCCACAGCCTGGGTCGGCCTTACCGTCCGCGCGCGGTGTGGTTGATGGCGGATGCGACGGCAAAGGCGGTACGCAAGCTGAAGGGCAGCGATGGGCAATACATGTGGCAGCCTGGGCTGCAGGCCGGGCAGCCGGACCGACTACTGGGCAGGCCGGTGGCGATCAGCGACAGCGTGCCGGGCATGACGGCAGGCAGCAAGTCGATCCTGTTCGGAGATTTCAGCTATTACTGGATCGCCGATCGGCAAGGACGTGTATTCCAGCGGCTCAACGAGCTCTACGCCGTCAACGGACAGGTGGGTTTCCGGGCGTATCAGCGCGTGGATGGCAAGCTGATTTTGGCAGATGCCGTCAAGGCTTTGCAGCAGAACGCGTAAGGAGGACAGAAATGGCTTCGAGGGATCTGACTGGACGGCTCTCTCCGGCGTTGAGCCTGGCGCCGGCGGCGCGTACTACCAGCGCCAATGGGACAGGCGTGGACCTGCAGGGATAACGGAGTGTAGCCATGCGGGTACGTCTGCTCACGAGCATCGCCTCGACGGCCTGGAGCTATGCGCCAGGTGATGTGGCCGACGTGGACGATGTGGAAGCGCAGTTGTGGATCGATGCAGGTATCGCGGTAGCGGCTGAGCAAGCACCGGAGGCAGCAGTCATTGACGTTCCGGAGACGGCGACGGCAGAGCCACAGCGTTCGCGGCGGAAGCATAGGAGGGCATAGTGGCGCTGATCCTGGTCACGCCGCCGGCTTCAGAGCCGGTATCGCTCAATGAGATGAAGCTGCATCTGCGCGTAGATCACAGCGACGAGGATGCGCTAATCCAGGCGCTGATCACCGCTGCTCGACAGCACGCGGAGACGGTGACGCGGCGGCAGTTGGTGACGGCGACATGGGAGCTGCGTGAGGATGCGTTCCCTCCAGGCTTGGAGTGGATGCTGCCGCTGCCGCCGCTGCGATCGGTGACCAGCATCAAGTATCTTGATGAGAACGGTGTAGAACACATGTTCTCATCAGCGAACTACATCGTAGATACGGCATCAGAGCCTGGGCGGATCGTGTTGAAGTCGGGATCGTCGTGGCCAGGCGGGCCGTTGTATCCGGCGAACGCCGTGCGTGTGCAATTCACTGCCGGGTACGGGGATGCTGCGGATGTGCCGGAGCCGATTCGGGCGGCGATCAAGCTGCTGGTGGGTCATCTCTACGAGCACCGCGAGTTGGCGTATGAGTCGGTGTACGCGGCGCGATCGCTGACGGCGATGGAGTTCTCGGCGGACGCGCTGCTGTGGCCGTACCGTGTGCTGAGGTGGTTGTAGTGCGAGCTGGAATGTTGCGGCATCGGGTAGAGATTCAGCGACGCGTCGAGTCGCTGGATGAATACGGTCAGGACACGGAAGCCTGGCTGCCGGTAGCAACGGTGTGGGCAGCAGTCGAGAGTCTGCGCGGGCGCGAGCTGGAGGCTACTGCGACGCGCCTGGCAGAGGCGAGCCACAAGATCCGCATTCGTTACCGCGCCGGCATTCAGCCGACGATGCGGCTTGTCGGCCAGGATGGACGCATTTTCGATATCCAGGCGGTGATCGATCCTGACGACCGGCGCCGCGAGCTGCATCTACTGGCGCGCGAGGCCGTGTAATGCCCCAGATACGTGTAGAGTTGCTGGGCGACCGCGAGCTGGTGGAGAAGCTGAAACGCCTGGGAGACGAGGTGGCCGGACCAATCCTGGCCGAAGCTGCCGAGAAGGGGGCCGAGATCGTCCGCGCGGCGGCGAGCGGCAAGGCGCCGCGCCGGACGGGGACGCTGGCGCAGAACATCGGCGCGGAAGTCACATCCAGCGCAGGCAACCTGGCGGAGGTAAGCGTAGGGCCGCTGAAAAAGGCGTTCTATGGCATGTTCCTGGAGCGCGGCACTAGGAAGATGGCCGCCAGGCCGTTCTTGCGGCCGGCGCTGGACGAGAACGAGGGGGCGGTCAAGCGTAAGGTAGAGGACTGTGTTAAGACGGCGATCCGGAGGGTAGCAGGTGATTGAGGAGGTGCTGCGCGACCACCTTTTAAGCGAGATGAGCGATCTGGTGGGGAATCGGGTGTATCCGCTGCGCATGCCGCAAAACGCGCAGATGCCGGCGATCGTTTACCAGCGCATCTCTACCGTTCCTCGACACCGACAGGGCGGTCCGGCATCGCTGGCGCGGCATCGTTTCCAGATCGACTGCTGGGCGCGTACCTACGGCGAGGCGGCAACGGTAGCCTATCGGGTGCAGTGGGCGCTGGAGGGTCGGCGTGGACGCATCGGCGCCAGCCTCATGGACAACGCGAGCGACGACTATGACGAGAAGGCGACGCTGTATCGCCGCAGCCTGGACGTGATAATGTGGGAGGAAGGCCTATGAGCAAGAAAGGAGCGCGAGAGGGCGTTGTTGTCATTGATCGGCGCGATGGGATTTCACCACAGGAGGCAGCACAGGCGGGCAGCGTGCTGCGCGAGTGGCGAGATCGCAGGGGAGAGCCGCCTGTAGTTCCCGTTGCGAAGACGGAGGTGGAGGAGCCGTCAGGCTATCTGATCATGGATTGGCGAGGCCATCCCAACTATCAGTGCACCAGGTGCCCGTATGCGACGTTGCGACTCGCGTCCATACTGGCCCATATTCAGAATCATGTAGAGTGAAAAATGGCAAGGCTATCATTGACCGTGCAGGAACCACCTGGGAAATATCCGGCGACGCCGCTGGCCGCCAATTCGGCGGACTTGTCGTGGACGGCAGCGGGGGCGGGCTACGCGGACGGCGCGGAATTTACGCTGACGGGGAGAGAGTTGCTGCTGGTGCGCAACGACAACGTCGCAGCGCAGACGATCACGATCTCCAGCGTGAAGGATCCGTACAATCGTACAGGCGATATCACTGCTTACAGTCTTGGCCCTGGGGAGTATGCCATGTTTGGGCCGTTTCCACGGGATGGTTGGGCACAGGCGGACGGTAAACTGTATTTCGCGGCATCCGCAGCGAACGTATATTTTGCTGTAATTCGATTGCCAGCCTTGACGTAAGGATGAGACTAAGGAGAAGACGATGACGGGAGCGATTGCATCTTTCGGAACATTGTTGCAGATCGGCGATGGCGGTACTCCAGAGAATTTTACTACCATCGCTGAGGTACGGGATATTTCAGGTCCAAGCTTAGAGCTAGATGTGGAGGAGGTGACCAGCCACGACTCTCCGGGAGGTTGGGAGGAAGTGGTGGGGACGATCCTCCACGGCGGCGAGGTGGAGTTCGACATCAACTTTATTCCAACGGAGACCACGCATCGGGACGCGGCTGGGGGGCTATTGCGGGACATGAAGAACCGCACGCTACGCAACTTCAAGCTTGTCTTCCCCGATCCTGGCAACACTACGTGGAGATTCGCTGCACTGGTGACCAACTTCGAGCCGGAGGCGTCCGTGGACGGCAGTCTCAGCGCGTCGGTGACGTTGCACATCAGCGGGCAGCCGACGCTGGCATAACTGGCATAAGGAGGAAGCATGCTATTGACGCGCGAGGCGATCCTGAACGCTCCAGACCTCCAGGTGGAAGATGTGGATGTGCCGGAATGGGGAGGGAAGGTGCGCGTGCGCGGGCTGACCGGCGCGGAGCGCGACGCGTTCGAGCAATCGATCATGGAGCAGCGTGGACGCGATATGTCGCTCAACCTACGTAACATCCGCGCGAAGCTGGTAGCGCTGAGCGTGGTTGATGAGCAGAACAACCGCGTCTTCTCTGACGCTGATGTCAAAGCGTTGGGGCAGAAGTCGGCGGTGGCGTTGCAGCGGGTGTTCGAGGTGGCGCAGCGGCTTTCGGGGTTGCGCAACGAGGACGTGGAGGAGCTGGCAAAAAACTCCGAGAACGGCCAGAGCGGCGATTCTACTTTCGACTAGCTCTGGCGCTGGGGATGCCGGTCGGCGATCTTCTGGTGCGCGTTTCCAGCCGCGAGCTGACGGAGTGGATGGCCTACTACGAGGTGGAGCCGTTCGGCGAGGAGCGGGCGGATCTGCGCGCCGGAATCATCGCGTCCACGGTGGCGAATGTGAACCGCAGTGGGAAAGGTAAGTCCTACAAGCCGCAGGACTTTATGCCGAAGTTTGAGCGACGCGGTCCGAAGACGTGGCAGGAGATCATGACGACGGTGGAGCGGATGAACGCGCTGTTTGGCGGCAAGGATGAACGGCCGGCGGGAGGCTAGGCATGGCGACACTGGCGAGCCTGGTGGTGAAGATCGTGGCCGATGCGACGGCCTTCCGGCAGGGTCTGGAGTCGGCGCAGCAAGCCGTCAATGGATTCAGCCGGTCTGCGCAGAAGATCGGGAGGGGGTTGACTGATGTCGGCACGAAACTGACGGTTGGCATCACGGCGCCGATCTTGGGCGTGGGGGCGGCTATGGTGAAGACGGCCGCCGACTTCGAGAGTCAGATGAACGTACTCCAGGTAGCCGCCGGCGATAGCGGCGCCTCGCTCGATCAGCTTCGTAACGCAGCCGTCAGGGTCGGCGCTGATACCGAACTCGTGGGCATCTCGGCGTCAGAGGCGGCCGAAGCCATGACCAACTTCTACAAGGCTGGCCTCGATACCAGTCAGATCATGGGGGACTTGCAGGGATACCTGGCCGGCACGTCGTCGCTGGGCGGCGCTCTGCGCGCCGCGATCGACCTGGCGGCAGCTTCAGAGCTTGATCTGGCGCAAGCATCAGACCTCGTTGTCACCACCATGAACACGTTTGGACTGTCCACTGATGAGGTGGTGGCCAAAATCGGGAATTACGTCCAGGCTGCTGATGCCAGCGTCGCCAGCGTGAGAGATTTGCAACAGGCCATAATCAACGTAGGCCCCACGATGGCATCGTTCGGGTTCTCGCTGGAGGATGTCAACACGGCGCTGGCGATCCTCTCCACGCGCGGGATCGTCGGCGCGGAGGCGGGGACCGCGCTCAAGAGCATGTTCACGAACATCATGCGGGACACCAAAGATGTGAAGAAGGCGCTGTCTGAGCTGAACGTTTCCCTTTATGACACCGAGGGAAACATGAAGTCGATGCCCCAGATCGTCAGGGAGTTATCGACGGCCCTGGACGAAAATGCCATGGTCGCCATCTCGACTGGCGGCGCAACCAAGGAGCAGGCCAAAGAGCTCCTCGGCTACCAGAAGAAGATCCAGGCCGCGCAGTTGGCAATTGAGGAGTACAATGCCGGCGTGCGCGGCGTCGGACAGTCCGAGAAAGCGCGCGCGCAGGCGCTTGAGCAGTTGAACAACGAGATCGCGTTCTATCAGCAGAAGCACGATGAGTTGCTGAAGGTGTTGCCACCGACCACGCAGCAGTTGGTCAAGATGACTCAGGAGCAGCGCAATCAGTACATCCAGACCTTGGCCGGCACCTACGGCATGAAGGCGCTGAACACGCTTTTGGCCGAAGGAGCAGAAGGCTGGGATGAGATGGCTCAAAAGATCGCTAATGCGGCGACGATGCAAGAAACTGCGGCAGCTCGTACGAAAGGGTTTCACGCGGCAATGGAGCAACTTCGGGGGAGCGTTGAGGCGTTCATGATCCAGGCGGGGACGCCTCTCATCCAGAACGTTCTGACGCCGCTCATCCAGCGCCTCACCGATTTCATCGGGAAGCTGGCCCAGGCCGATCCGAAGTTCTTGCAGATAATCGTCACCATCGCCGGGATTGCCGCGGTTGTCGGTCCGGCGCTGGTTGCGATCGGACAGATCATCACGGCCATTGGGACGATCAGCGGCGCGGTCAGCGGCCTGGTCGGCGTGTTCAAAGGTCTCGCCGGCGCTGTCGTCCCCGCCATCGGCGGGATCATCGCGGCGCTGGGGCCTGTGCTGCCGATCGTGCTGGCGGTCGTGGCAGTCGTTGGACTGCTGTATCTGGCATGGAAGAACAACTGGTTGGGGATCAGGGATGTTCTGGCAAGCGTCTGGGTGAAGATCAAGGAGGTTGTCCAGGGGATCATCAACCTGTTCTCAAGCCTGGGGAGCTACTTCAGGGCTGTGGTGGAAGACGGCGACTATCTCAACGACTGGCTGACGCATCTGCCGGCATGGCTGCAGCCGGTTGTGGAATGGCTGGGGCAAGCCATCGCGTGGATTGCCGAGACGTTCTCGTCATGGGAGAATGTAGTGAATGCGGTGAGCACGGCGTGGAATTCGATCAAGACGATAATCTTCAATGCGCTGGTAAGCATTGTAGAAATGGTGACTGGGGACCATGAGCAAGCAGTACAGATTGTCACAAATGCATGGAGTGCGATCCACAATGCAGTCTCTTATGCCATCTCATCAATGCGGTATGCGTTAGAAGTGTGGTCACCTTATGTGGTGTCCATCGCATCGTTCGCATGGAACGCGATCTTTCAAATCACGCAGGTAGTGTGGAACGCGTTGAAGATCTGGCTGATCACGTTGCTGCAGGGACTGGCAGGATTCATCACGTTCATATTGCAGCTCATTGCGGGGGACTTTCTGGGAGCATGGACTACGATCAAGACCACGGTGGTGACACTGGTCACCGGCATGAAGGATTCTGTGGTCACGCTGATCACCGGTATGAAGGACATGGTGATTGGCATTCTCAGATCGCTGGTTGAAGCCGCGTTCGACGCAGGGAAATCCCTGGTGAAGCGCTTCGGCGAGGGGATCATGAGCAAGCTGGAATGGTTGTATGACCGCGTGAAAGATATGGTTGATCGGATCCGGGATCTGCTGCCTGGTTCCGACGCCAGGGAGGGACCGCTTTCAGACATCTTTGCGGCCGGGCGTGCGTTGCCGCAGACGCTGGCGCAGGGGATCCTGGCCGGACAGGGGGCATTGCTGAACGCGGTCAATCTGCAGGCGGCCAGCATGGCGCGAGGCATTTCCATGCCGCAGGCTCGTGTGGCCTTGGTTCGCGGCATGGCCCCCGCTTCCGCAGGTGGTCAGAGTATTTTCGTGACAATCAACAATCCACGTGGTGAGACGAGTGAGGCGTCGATCACGAGGCAATTGAGGAATTTGGCGTACCTGGGCGTGCTGCGACCGGTGGAGGCGTAGATGGGGCAGACGTGGGAGTATGACGGTGTTGATCTGACGACGCTGGCGTACAATGTGCGTCTATTGGGTGCGCCTCTGGATGTGCCGAATCGTCGTGGCGACAACGTGATCGTGGGAGGGCGCTCAGGGCGGCTATATGTGCCCAAGCAGTTCGATCAGCGGAAAGTGACGCTGGCAATGTTCGTGCGCGATACACATCCGACCAGCGGTGGAAGCGGTAGCGAGGCACAGCTTCTGGCGAACCTGGACGCGCTACGGGGGTTGTTCGCGCGCGATGGGCAGCATACGCTGAAGCACACGATGGGTGGCGTCACGCGCGTGGCAAAGGCGGAAGTAGCGAGCGCCATCGAGTTCCAGCCGCGCGGTCCGAATCTCTACGCGTTCGTCGTTGAGTTCGTGTTGGCAGACCCGCTATGGTACGGCGAATCTTCTGTGATCATTGGGCCGCACGGAGTCTCCTTCACGCCATACAACATCGGAGTCAATAATCATGGGACATACAAGGCGGAGAAAGTTGTCATCACGGTGACAGGGGAGATGACAAATCCCAGGTTTACTGTAGGGCAGATTTGGGTGCAATACAACGGTACGGTCGCTGGTGGCGAGACGCTGATCATAGATGGTGGAGACTGGAAGGCAGAGAAGAATGAGGTGGATGCGACAAAAGACATCTCGCACGATGGGGCGATCAGGTGGCTGGAATTGCCAGTGGGGATCAGTACGCTGACGGTGACGGGGACAGTTGGCAGCCCCACGCCGACGGTGAAGGTTGAATTTACACCGGCATATATATGACTTTAGGGAGGACACAATGGCGAGACTTTTCACGACAGGGTTCGAGTTGGGTGAGATCATCGAGCATAACGGCTCTATGGTCTATGGCACTCATATAACAATCAATAGTTCCGTCAAGCGTACGGGGAATTATAGTTGTAAATTTACGACACCCGGTGCAATAGACGCCGTAGCCTTCACGCACACGATCCCAACAAAGCAGGAGCTATATGCAAGAGTCGCAATTTATATCACTAACAGTATTGGATCTTCCGCGAATCCGCAAAATTTCCTTGCGTTCTTCTATGGCAATACATGTCATATTGCCATTGGGTTTCCCCCCAGCACATTCTTGCTCCAGGTCAGGAGGGGGGGCAGCGGCGAGATGGGACATAGTGGCGGCACGGTCCTGGCGAATGGAAATATCCCGCTCACCATGGACAACTGGTGGGTGGTAGAGGTTTATGTGAAGATCTCGGCATCGGCAGGGCAGGTGATCGCAAAGGTGAATGGGGTGGTTGATATCAGCTTCTCGGGCAATACATCGGCGGGAGGAACGGAGGGAATCAATGTCATCAAGTTCGGCTTAAGCAGGGCAGGGCCGAATGTGGGGTGCAATTTGCTCATGGACGACATCGCAGTGAATGACACGTCTGGCACATACCAGAACTCATGGGTTGGGCAGGGCGGCGTCTATCTGCTCAGGCCCAATGGAGATGGGGCGGTAACGCAATGGACCAGATCCGGCGGCACAACGAACTATGAGAATGTGGATGAGGTGCCGAAGAACACGACGGACTGGGTGCAGGGACAGACATCGGGCACGAAAGATCTGTATACGCTCGCGGACTTACCTGTGGACGTCAAGATCGTGGACATGGTAGAGACGGTGTGGCAGGCAGCACTGAGTCAGGCGGGCTGGAACAGCATCAAGGGGGTGATCAGGCCTGGGACGACGGACTATGTGGATGTGGACGAGAGGGAAGTAACGAGTGTCCATCCCAATTATGTCTTGTATAAAGGCGACATCTACTACGTGAATCCGGGGACTGGGCTGGCGTGGCAGCCCAGTGAGGTCAATGGGATGCAGGCGGGGATCCTCATCCCGTAGGGGGTAGGGGGGGAGATGAGTGGTGAGTTGACACAATATGGGGCCAATCGGGCAGTACAGGCTGGGGTTGGGCAGTCTGTTTCGGCATCGGCGGGGATGTATATTGCGCTGGCAACAGCGCTCCCGACGAGTCCCGATACAGCATCGTTGGCAGATTTTGCGGCAAACGAGCTGACCACGGGTGGGTACAGTAGGCAGGCTGTCACATGGAGCTCACCGAGTGGTGATCCAAGCCAGATCTCGAACTCCGCGGCGATCGAGTTTGGGCCGTTCACTGCTGACCCACCACAGGTCACGCACTGCTTTTTGTGCGATACTTCGACGGGGACATCTGGCAATGTGCTGGCATACTGGACGCTGGACACGCCGCGGGATGCTTCGACGAACGATTATCTCCGCTTTGCGGCGGGGGCATTGACGATCAGTGTTGACTAGGAGGCGCAGATGCCGATCATTGACATGAGCGCATCGGGCGCCTCAACTTCCTCTGGCAGCGCGAGCCTGACGGCAAGGCTCGCGCTGCTTGCTTCCGGTGCCTCGACTTCTTCTGGCAGTGCGAGCCTGCGCGTCGCCACGGGCACGCGCGTCACACAGGTGGCAGGGCAGGCGGACACATCGACAGATGTCGCGCGGGTGACGCAGGTTGGGCTGCAGTCTGACTCGTCAACGGATGTGACTCGAGTCACGATGTTTGGGCTGCAGGTGGATGGGCAGAAGCGCTCGCCACAGCGGGTGACGCAGTTTGGGCTGCAGGCAGACTCATCAACCAGCATTGTCCAGGTAACGCAGGTTGGGCTGCAGGTGGACGGGCGGTTCTCTCGGCCAGAGACGACGGTGAACTGCTGGGAGTTTCATGTCACCGACCGGGCGGGCAGATATCTGGCGTTCCTGGACAGCGCGTATGACAAGGCGTATTTGGCGCAGTTGAACGATGTGGGGGCGGGATCCTTCAGGATCCACGCGCTTGACCCGAAGGCGACGGCTGAGAATCTGGCGGTTGGGAACGTCGTGCTGGTGCGCTATAGGAATGTGGATGTGGGCGCGTTTGTGATTGAAGAGGTGCGGGAGGATCTGGTTGGGGAGCAAGAGGAGCAGGGGAAGGTCATTACGGTCAGTGGGCGTGGGTTGATGGCACTTCTGGAGGATGGGATTGTCTACCCGACAGATTTTTCAGATCAGAGTACGTGGGAGAGATCGTTCACATCGACGCCGGCTGCGATCTTTTTGACGTTGTATGGCGAGTATCAGGCGCGCGGGGGTGGGGAGCTTTCTTATGACTTCACGGCGACACATGATTCCAATCTGGAGCCGTGGACATCTACGGTGACGGTGAAATACAGGGCAGGGCAAACGCTCCTGGACGTGGTGAGAAACCACGTTGGTTTTGGCGTAGATGTGACGGTGAGCCCGGACCGGGTGCTGCACTACTGGAAGTCGGCGGGGGAGGACAAGAGTGATCGTGTCTTCTTCCGACAGGGGCTGAACATACTGAGCTGCACGAGGACACGTGACGGGAAGGCGCTGGCAAATGTAGTGCTGGGAGAGGGGCAGGATGTGCTGGTGGAGAGCACAGACGCCGACAGCATTGCCCAATATGGGCGCAAGGAGGCGCATCTCTCGGCCAGGAATACGGACAGCGCAAGCCAGGTAAATCAGGACAATGTGCTATTTCTGGATCAGTATTCTGATCCAGTGGAGTCACTGACGCTGCAGGTGACTTCGGATGAGTATTTCCCTCTGCTCAGCTACGGTCTTGGCGACACGGTACGGGTGGAGATTCCGGGGCATGTCTTAGGCGACTATCGGATTCTCTCTGTCAGCATCAGGGAGAAGGATAGTCCATGCGATTTACTGGTTGAGTTAGAGGTGGCATCGCTGCGTCTGGACTATCTGCATCGGTTGCAGCGGCTTCTGGAGGCGCAGCGTTCGTTGAATGAGGAGGCGGTGGTCATTGGGCTGGCGGCGATGGACACGCGCGAGATGGCGGCACGGGGGCACACGCACAGAGAGGCTGACATCACTGATCTTGGCGCAACTGTGGTAAAGGACGGCGATGCTGCGAGTGGCGATCTCAGCGGCAGCTATCCAGGGCCGACGGTCGCAAGAATCCAGGGCAGGCCGGTGAGTTCCGCTGCCCCCGCTGATGGCGATGTGCTGACCTGGGATCAGGCGGATGGTCAGTGGGAGCCGCGGGCGGCGGCTGGTGGTGGCACCAATCCTCGCCAGTGGTTTCTATACTTTTCTGGTCAGCCGTCCATCTCGACGTCAACGTATCTCACCAAGGGGTTTGTCCTCGAGCCTACATCGAATGTTGTCCTCCTGGGGATTGGAGCTGTCACGGACGAGGCGACGACACAAAGTCTGCGGCTGCGGGTGTATCGTCTGTCTGGCAACGTACAGCAGGGGGCGGCACTTGTAGAATCTGACTTGATCTCTGGGCCTGGGGAAATTAGTTTTGTGCATTACAAGTTCAGCACGGCCATCACGTTGAGCGCTGGAAACCGCTACGTGGTGGCGCTCAGTAACGTGACCAGCGGCGCGACACTGGTACGCATAGGCTTCCAGGCTTTTACTTCGCATAGGTTGACAGGGTTCAAGGGGGGCATGTATGCGCGTATTAACAACGCGAACCCGGGGAGTGGCGCAACGTGGGAAGTTGTGTCTGGCAATCCATTCAGCGGTGGTGTGATGGTGGAGATATGATTCACAAGTGCCAGTTATCGGCCGGGCTGGCATTCTTCTGTGCTCGTTCCAGGTCTATTTCTGCTAAATGTACATAGATGCGGACTGTATCGAGTCTTGCATGTCCTAACATCTCCTGGAGTTCTAAGGGGTTGCCGCCGTTGCGCAGAAAAGCGATGGCGAAGGTGTGGCGGAAGCGATGGGGATAGACGTTCCTCACCCCAGCGCGCCTTCCGATGAGATGAAGCATTTTATAGACATTGTAGCGGTCCAGGGGTTTCCCATCATGAGTGGCGAAAAGGGGAGCGGAATCGGGCAGATCACCACGCTCTGCCAGGTACCTCCAAATGGCCTGCCTTGTGGCGTTTCCGACGAAAATCACTCGTGTCTTATCGCCTTTGCCGTGTCTGATCATCACTTGTCCCCGTTTGCGGTCGTAATCTCGCAATTTCAGTGCGACGAGCTCGCTTTCCTGAATATCTGGAGGCCACTCCTCCTCGGAGGCGGCCAGATCCGCCATGATGTCCAGCATGTGAATGAAACCATCTATAACCTTTTTGCGCTCTTCCGGTTCCAACCTCTCTAAGCGCTCCACTAAAGGCTCTAAGTCCTCCGGAATTCCGCGGCTCTCACGAGGGCGAGGGTCGTCGGTCATACCGCAAAGGTAATCCATTGTTGTATTCAATGCAGCGGTAACAGCCATCAGAGTAGCAATGGTTGGCAACTGGTGTCCGTTCTCAATTCTAGAGAGTGTTACCCTGGAAAGCACATCATCATTGCCACTCACATGGCGCGCTTGAATAACAAGCTGCTCTTGGGACCACCCCCGTTTCTCCCTCAGGTATCTGATCCTGTCGCCAAGCCCTTTTAGCATGTCTACTACGAAAACCTTAAAAATTCTGCGCAACACTTGACAACTAGTATCTTATGTGATACAATATCATCAGGATTGCATCGGAAGGTGATATATGAAGACGATCAGAGAATTCCTCAAACAACGTAGCATCACAGCAGCCGAACTCGCACGGATTCTAGGCTACTCACCCGTACATGTGAGGTTCATCCTTATTGGAAAGCGACCAATCACTAACGATTTTCGCTGGCGTTTCGCTCAGGCCTTCGGCTTCGACGTTGCCGCCGAGATCTTCGGCAATGCCGGGGACAAGGGGAACGGTGATGGTGTGTAGTCCGGCATTGCGGAGCGCCCTGCTGTCTGCGAGTCGTGCGCATGACGGGAAAACGCTGGCACGCGTTGGCACATTCCACTGACGATCCTGGCAGCCGCCGGTGCGTGCGATAGGGGACTGCCGCAGGACAGCAGGGCGTTCCGGAGCGCCGAGACATGGGCCGGTCGGAGGCGGGACCGACCGGAGGCGCTCCTCCTCCTTGCACCCCGGCCTGGGTTCGATCCGTGGGGAGCCCGGGCCGGGTGAGCATGATGCCACCTGTCCTAAGCATTGTCGCAACGGTTATGGGCATGGTGGAGGACGGGCCAACACAGGGTTCTCCATCCAGGACCAGGAGGGGTGATTTCGCTTCATACCTCCATCGTAGCATGGCCGCACAGGCAAGCATAAAGCTGTGGCCGATTGCCTGGGCCGTCTCTGGCTTCCCACTCGTTGCGCGCTCGCTCTATCAAGAGCTGATGCGCGAGCATGAACTCTGGCATAGGAATTTGAGCGATGACACCACCAAAGCGCTGGCCCAATCACGCCGAGTGGGCACGCCTTGAGGCAGTGGCCATTGCCAGGCGCATCCGCGAGAGGACGCTCGAGGCCCAGGCAGCCCTGGAGCGCAACAACAGACTTCTGGCGGCGGCAATCCTGGCGGACATTCGGTCAGATGCGACGGAGATTGTCGCGATGCTGATCAACGTGAAAGGAGGAACGATGAAAGAGGATCCAGGCATCGAACGGTTGAAGCAACAAAACGAGAAGCTGGAACGGGAGATCCGAGAGACCAAAGAGCTGATCGAGAGGCTTCTCAAAGAGAAAGGAGAAAAACGATGATGATCATCCTGCTTCTCCTATTCCTGCTCTATGTGGTCACGCTACCGAGGCTATAACAGGGAGGTGAACGATGGGCAAAAACAGGATAAAGAACAGGATAATGGAACCATGGTTCTTTTATCTGGTAACCGTGGAGCCAGGGCCGAAAATGCCCGGCGAAGAGGTCAGGTACTATCTGGACGCGAGCCGCATCAAACTTCCCAGACGAGAGATAAACATAGCAGGAGATACATTGTTCAGAAAATACATTGGTTACGTCATGGCTTCGGATGTAAACGATGCTTTCATCAAGGCGAAGTTGCATGGCCTGTGCGTAGCCTACGAACTAGAAATAAGCAAATCAGTCTGGCTACCAGAGTGAGCTAAAAAGTGGGCG